GCTGGTTAAAAGAAGTCATAAATAACACTATAAAGCATTATCTATTAGTTGCTAAGAACCAACTTGCACTTGAGAAGTGCCGAATTGTTTTTATCCCTGAAGGGGATTGGTTTTGATTTTAAAAAATTTTGAATTGTCTTAATTCGACTTAAAAGACATAAAATAAAATAATAACTCGCGCCGTTTCTTTAGACGGCCTCGCCTCAATACCTATTGTGTGTGGAAACCGATTGGTGGTCCAATCAGGTATCCCAAATGAAAATCCTCGCCCACAGCTCTCAGAACGTCATAAATGCGTCCTGTGTCATGCATGTCAACCGTTAAGTCACCTCCGATGTTAAAGGGGGTGCGGTTGAGTTGATCTGTGACAGTAACTCTGGGTGCTCCGACGCCTGTTAGGTTAGTCGGAAAATTTTCGTAAAATGGGATATCCAATTCGACCACGTTTTCGATCGTGGGGAACATTCTTGATTCAGGTCCACCCAAATAAGAATTTGGATTTAGTGAATTTGTGAATGGTTGTTGGACCTGCAGCAGAAGAATCTCATTCTTCGGTACTGCATCATACTTCATTTTGAGAGGGTGCCCTTCGTTCAGTGCGGGTGCTTCAATCGCTTGAAACATCAACCGCATCGAACCAACGGTAAACCTGTAGATGAAAGTGGCATATTCTAGAGGACTGTCGAAAGTCGATCTGTCAAATGCCAAGCTATCAGCTACTGCATGCCCAGTCAAAAATGGTGAATAATGCCTGAACTCATCTGGTCCAGGTCCAACAAGGGGTGCCCCATAAGGTGTGTATCTCTTAAGCAATTGTCTGAAGGACGTGATTGCTTCTCCAATTCCAAGTTCATTTGGTTTTGTTCCGGTCATTTTGTTCGTTGTGAAAAAAGGTTCTGCTCCTTGAAAAGTTGCATAATGTTGTTCCTCGACCTTGTCGACCTCATCATCTCCGTAATAATACATTGCATTCTTCTCACAGCCGATACGCGAAATGTGTATTTTTTTGTGTGGTGCTCTGAATTCTGTTGTTGGTAGAAAATACTGGGGGGGAGAGTTATTTTTGTTAGTAAAATATGCAAATTGAAAATCTTCACCTGCACAACTTTCAACAATGACGTCAATGGAATTTGCCGCCGATGTTGGATTGCGCAGGGCATTAATTACTTCAACGTAAATAACTCCTGTGTATGTGCCAGTCATTGCTACTTCGGGAACTGCTCCTGGTTTGGAGAGATCCTTCCATGGCAAATTGTGCACAAAGGGAATAGAAAATGAAAATTCAGTCGTGTTCCTAAGATCGTATATCTTTGAATAGACCTTGTCAATATCGATGGTAGTGATATCGGTATTATAATCCGCTCCAGGAACGAATGATACCCTTAATCTTCCAGAATGAAATACGGTTTTGACGAATTTGAAGTGATATTCAATCGCTCCACGCCAATACGCGAATAATCCTGAAAGAAAGGACAAGTATGTATTAAAGACATAACGACCCGACGGTTCTCCGTTAGTGGTCGCAGACTCGGGTGAGACTGCCCACTTCCAGATAACTGAATTTTGTGTGTCTGTATTTGCAAAAGTAAATCTGTCGGTATAGATGGGTTTTGCTAGGATTGTGTTAAATGCCATTTCGTCCTCCTGTGTTTGATAGATAGAATTTGGGATTGTCACTGCATTGGTTTTATCCATTGCCAATGACTTCGCCTTCACCTCTCCGTTGAAAGTTGCCATGTCGCGAGCATAGATAGGTTGGACTGATGTATTCTCACTGAAATCAGTGGGTTTAGACCAGCCAAACATCTCTGCAAGCGACGAGACCACTCCCGACACCATGCTGACGCCCTTAGCGATATCACCTATTACGGGGATACCGCTAATGGCACCAGCAACTGAACTGACTGTGCCGGAAATTCTTTCAACAACTCCTTTCTGCTTCACCTCCTTGGTTCTCATCTTCTGACTATCAATCTGCTCCTTTCCTTGAAATTTGGCATATCTTGCTGTTGATGGGGTTCGGGGAATCATTGGCATTCCAGTTGGCATTTGAATATCAATGTTTTCGGCATGAATGAAAATTGTACCGTCTACTTCCGTACTTCCTGTGAGGGGTGAATATACTGTGGTGTGCACTATTCCAAGATCTCCATACCCGGTGATCAGATCAAAGTGGGACAAAGGACAAAGATAGGGAATCCTAAATTTGACAGATGTCGCAACACTGAGATCAAGGTCAACGTGTCTGTAGCCTGAAATTCCTCCAAAGTGCTTGACTGAAGATGGTATGTATTGAAGCTGATTTGCAAAAGGTTCAAACCACACCATCAACCTTCCAGCATTGAAGGGTTGAGCATTAACCTGGACCGTGATTTCAAAATCACACCTAAGATACTTAAATCCACTAACTTTTTCTCTCACCATTTTACGGGCGAGAAAATCGTTAGGGAGTAAGATATCCGATGCGGTATTGACTCCAACGGCCTGGGTTGACATCCACAGAAAATTCTTAAGTTCAATTGCTCTCTCAAGAAATCCTTTCACATCATTCGTGAGTTCATCACTCGCAGCATTCAGATACTCATCAAGAGCATGGGAAGGCGCAACAGCGGACTGTAGCACCTCTCCATCCTCATAGAAAGTAACTGTTTGATTTTGAATTTCGCTCACACTTTCATCTCCACCTGGTACAATAGCACTGCTGCTCGTTCCTGCTTCAGAAGCGTAATCTTCTACTCCTTGAAAAGTTGCGAAAGTAAAAACTTTCTTGGGGGTTGTTTGGTTGTTGTTGTTGTTTAAAGTATCCATAAGGTCACCTTGAGATTCTACGGAATTATTGTTAAAGATTGCGGGATTGCCGTAGGTGCCGCTCTCTGCTGTAATGTTTTTTTCAAACGCATCCAATAGCGCGATTAGGGGATCTGATGGCGACGCATTACTCTTTACTCCACTTGGGTTTATATGAGTTGCGGTGTCCGGGTCTGACAAATCTGCATCGGGGGCAGATGGGTAGTTACTCAACTTTGTCGAACCTACGCCAAGACACCATCGGTTATGTTCAATTTCCTGATAATGTTCATATGTGGTTAATTTTACTGTGGTGCGGAGACCTCTCAGCAGCTTTGCAGCTGCTTCGAAAGCTCCAACCTCACGAGTAAAAGTTTCCTTGTCATGTTGGGCAAGTTCATGGACGGCCTCTTCCAGCGTTGTAGCTGTAAGTTGGTTTGTGTCCTTCTTTCCATGAACCCACATAGCCATTTCTCGAATAGTAATCAATGAGAGGGGCGCTCTGTACCTAGCTTGTACGGTGTCGAATCTAAAAGCACGTTTTAGAAAAGTGACCTCGTTCAGCGATCGGTATGGCGCTGCATCTACTGATTTCTCTTCGTCGGTGTATGTCATTCCAATTGTGGCCAAAGCCTCAGTGATCGTGTGTTGATTGAACCAAGAAATAATTACATCTGAAATGTTGTAGACATCATCGTCTCCGTAGTCTACCAATTTCACATACTTATCGAAATATGTGATATTGTACATCTCAGGGCAATATTTTTTTGCGCATAACATAAAAGCTACGCGTGCAATTATAGAATGAAAATTACTATTTAAGGGAGCTGTAATTGCACATCCAGAAGGGATTGAATGAGTCCACATAACAACGAACTCTTTAAAAAGATGAATAGAACACGCGATCTCTGAGAACAAACCTGCTCTCACTTTACTGTCTTCTTCCGTTCCTTGATAAAACTCCTTGTCAATACCATCGAAACAAGCCCACAAAACGTCCGCCAAGAGTGAACCGTCATAGTTGGAGAAATCTCCAGCTACAACCTTCTTTCCCTTGGACAGGAGCATTCTAGTAAGCCTATCCCAATCACGACTGTAAGCGTTAATCCCCACACATGACTCGATATCAATACGATTACGTGACATGTGTGCAGACCAACCCAGGAAATACTGTCTAAAAATGATTTGATAAACCATTTCTCCCACCGAAAATAGACGTGTTTTTCCTTCATTTGCCTTCGCAATTGGGCGTCTCTCGTCCTTCAATGTATCAATCCAAAGCATCGAGGGTCTCTCTCCTCTCTTAAGTTGTTCGAGCATTTCGTTGTATTTGGCCACAAGTTCGGGATTGTCAAAAACATACGCTTTCTCTCCGAGCCAGTGTGTCTTTCCTTTTCCAATTTTGGACCAACCAAATCCGGGTGATGTACTTCTATTGATGCCAGGCATGAATTCGTCTCCGTCTCTTCCTGCAATGGCTTCCTCGAACGTCAGAACTTGACGATCGCTCTCGAGAACATTAGCATAAAATTTGTCATTGACATCTTTAGCGCATGTTGCCAAGAGAACAGGATCAATATGGGGGGGTTGTCCTCCAGCCTTCTTCTTTGCTAATTCCATTGGGTCGACTCTCTCTCCTTCTGCATTGATGATAGGATGCAAATATGCAGGCTTCTGAGTTACAGGGGCAATTAAGCCATGCAAAACAGAAGGATGAATATTTGAATCGCCGCTCTGAAAAGGTCTCTTCAAGTGAGTGCCAAGGGCGTGAAACGTGCCGGGCTTGTTGTCATAAGTAATAACATCAAGTCCTTCAAAATTCACGGCTCTGGCGACCACCTCAAGATCAATCTTCGGGTCGGGATGCATTAGGGAATCGTGCCTTGTATTGGGCATTCTTTTGATCATTTCTCTCAACAGATCTTGGTGGATGGGTTGTCCCATACCACAGAAATCAAGTCTGTTGGTGCCACCTGCGTGTATACCAACGAGCTTACGCTCGAAAGCAGTGTCGTGCACGCAAAGTAGTGCTCCACAATCTCCGTTAATGGTTGGAATTTGATATTCATAAAAGTGTCTAATAGAATATCCAGTCAATAATTGACCATTTGAGTCCGTAAAGTGAGTCTCCTCATCCACACACCTATTGACATTGGTATACTTTTGCACTATCTGAATAGCCTCAGTAACAGTGTAACCTGTTAATGAGATATTCGCGAAAGTGGAAGAGGTACCCATATCAGCACGTGAAATGAATTTGGATACAATATCCTTATGTTGGGGAACATATGTTGGTAGTTCAACCATCATGACATCTTTCTTTCCATTGACCTCATCAAGGAAGGGGAAGGTATAACTCGGAAGGGTATGAATATTAAATTCATAACCAATCGCGTTAGACGCATTCCTTATCCTCCACTGAGTTCTATGGGAATAAAGCTGAACATGCTTGTTGACAATCGCCATACGTCCTTTCACAATAAGAAGGTGCATCATATGAACCCACTGCCCATCACGCAAGGCCTCCAGTTTATACAAATTACGTATATAGAGGGGGCCAAGTTCTTGGGCATTCTGATCAAGAATCGACTGAAAGGTATTAGACTCAATTACGTTTGTTTTGAGTCCGGTAGTCTGATTGGTAGCATATGCTTCTACAACATGGGTTTTGAGCCCTGTTGTTTGGTTAGTAGCATAAGCCTCAATCACACTGGTTTTTGGTCCGTTGGTCGTATTTGTCGCATAAGCTTCAATTACGTTTGTTTTTTGTCCGTTCGTTGTATTCGTCGCATAAGCTTCGAGTACATTGTTCTGAGTTCCGGTAGTTGTGTCTTTGGGGGCTTCGCCAGTTATAACGTGGCACCTACATCCCCAGGATGTAGGCTTCCTCTTCTGCACACAGATTTCATCAAACTGAGATTTCCTTATTCTACCAGGATATGAAATCCTGTAAGATTCAAGCCAATCTGCAAATTCTTTGTATTTTGTAGCACACTCGTGTGAGTGTGATTCAAAAATTTCTTTTATATCTGCAGAATCTCCATAAATCATATGAATAATTTTCCTCTTAAGATGTCTTGCTCCGAACATCGTTCCTGCTGCCAAGGTCTTCACTATATATTTGAAAAAATAGTAAATTCCTACTCCTGCACCAAGTGTTAAAACACTTGACAAGACAGCAAACCACGTGTGTTCTCTGCTCCATTTCTCACAAAGTCCGAGAATTGCACCTGCATTGTTCGAATAACCATATTTATTCAGACACTCGTTCTTCGCAAAGATAAAATCTCTGTGAAGACGCGCACGAATTTCATTTAGTCGTCGTCCAGTGCAGTCATGTTCGTTACATCTACCAATTTGGGATGGTTGAATTTCGGATTGAGCCCAAAAAACAGAATTAAAAATCATATCCATTTCTTCTTGCGAAGTTTCTGGATATTCAAGTCCACGTCTGTTTGTTGTTGCTGTAGCGACGGCAAAAGCCTTTGCTATCCTCAAATGAACCGCCGGTCTAGGGCTAGTTGCACGAATACATGAAGCTCCTCTCAAACTGCCGTAATCTTTCGTTGTCATTTGCACGTTGTCTATCCCATCGCAAGCGTGAGATATAGATGCACTAATAACATCGATATGATTATCAGCATAGTAAAAAACGGATTTCTCCTCTGCGGGGGTTTGTGCCTCCATATAGGCTTCTTCTGCTAATTTGATTTTCACAGCTCTCATTTCTCTCCAATTTTTGAAATCTTCCAAGTTCTTGGCCTGGATCTCTTCATTTGTAAAGTCCTTATACATTTCACCTTTATAGGCGCAATAGTAGCTTGATCTAAGGAACAATGCATACATGTCCGGAATGGACTCTTCATCCACTTCTTTTGGGGGTTCATCATCTACTCCTTGGAGTTGGGGGCCTACCCAGCCATCCTTATCACGATTACGAACATATTCAT